CTTCTTACTGTCCTAACAGTAAGGAGGTTTTTAGACCTCCAGCAAATTTATAACAAAGGAGTGTCTCGTATATGACATTAAACAACTCAATTAGCCTCAGTGACCCAAGTTCTGTTCAATCTTATGATTTTCATGGCACACAGGTAAGAATTGTACTTTTAGATGATGAACCTTACTTCGTTGGTAAAGACGTTGCTGGTGCACTGGGGTACAAAAAGCCCCGTAACGCTTTAATCTCACATGTTGATTTTGAAGATAAAAAGGTAGCCCCAATTCAGGGCGTCCTTGGTGGAACTCAAGATATGACCATTATCAATGAATCCGGTATGTATTCTCTTATCCTCAGTAGTCAACTCCCACAAGCAAAAGAATTCAAGCGTTGGGTAACAAAAGATATCCTTCCAGCTATTCGAAAAAATGGCGCGTATATCCTACCACAAACCCTTCAAGAACTCATAACTAGCCCTGACCCTGTTATTGAATTAGCTAGTCAAGTTAAACAGGAACGTGAAGGTCGTTTAATCGCCGAACAACAGGTTAATGAAATGAAGCCCAAAGTATCATACTACGACTTAATTCTTGCTAATAAATCATTAGTGACTATTACCCAAATTGCTAAAGATTACGGTATGAGTGGGCGCAAGTTTAATTCCTTGTTGCACGATTTTAAGATTCAATTCAAACAAGGTAAAACATGGTTTCTTTACAGTAAATACCAACATACCGGTTGGACCCAATCAGAAACTCGTATCATCACTACCAACAATGGAATCAAAAAGGGCACCTAGGACTTTATCAGTTCTTGAAAGAACGCGGTATCTTGCCCCTTATTGAGCAAAAAGAAACTGAAGGAAATATTGCTGGCTAACCACTAATTGATAAGCTTTGCGAAGATAGGCCCAACTCAATAATTTATATCTTTGTTACGCGACATAAAGGATTTATTTACCCTAGCAAATGGCCTATTCCCCGAATTTGGCCAGCGCAATTTTGCGCTCACCCCATATAAGGAATAAAAGTTTGAGTGATATTACGCCAAAACATACGACATGAAAGGACTTGAAAACAATGACAATAACTAATAAAAATCTTCCAACTCCGACTGAAAAAGTCATTAAAAACTTACGTCAAAATAAACCTAACCCCAACTACCGCCCCATGATCTACATTTGCGCTCCCTATACCGCTGTAATTATGAACAATCATGAAGTTATTAAGCAAGTTGAAACATACTGCCGCTTTGTTTATGAATGTGGTGGCATTCCCATTTGTCCACAGCTTTATCTACCTCGCTTTTTGAATTTACGAAACTACTGTGAATTAAATACTGCTGTTTTTATTGATGTCGTTTTGATGCGGAAGTGTGCAGAAGTCTGGGCTTTTGGTAAACCAACTGGTGACATGAAATGGGAAATCAAAAAGGCTCAAAAGAAGTCTCAACCTGTCCGCTACTTTACTGAATCTTTGGAGGTCACTAAATGAAATTTACTTTATTTACTGCTAATACCACTGGCAATCAAGCAAATACTCTCTACCCCAATCAGGTCTCAATTACATCAAAGACAGACTTGCAGGTGACTATCCAGTATGACAATACCTGCGCTGATTTCACAGGTCACAAACGAAATATTGCTAACTTCATCAAAGCTGATCGTCTCGTCATGGATTGTGATAATGACCATTCTAATGATCCTACAACTTGGATTAAAACAGATGATATTCAAAAGTACTTTGAAGGTGTAGCTCATGCCATTACCTTTAGTCGTAATCATATGAAATCTAAACATAATCAAGCTCCACGACCTAAATTTCATGTCTACTTTCCAATTCAGGAAATGACTAACGCTCAAAGCTATGCCGAACTTAAACATGAAATTCAAGACTTCTTTCCCTACTTCGATAGTAACGCTTTAGATGCTGCTCGCTTTGTCTTTGGTGTAACAAACCAAGAAATTATCTGGGTAGATGGTCCTGAAACAGTCGATCAATTCATCATGGGGCAACGTTTCTTTAACCAATCAAAACAATCAAATACCATCAGTCAAGGCAATCGAAACGCCACCCTCTCTCATTTTGCAGGTCGAGTTATTATGCGACTTGGTGATACTGATGAAGCGTATCAAGCTTTCTTAGATGAAGTGGCCAAGTGCGATCCACCTTTGTCTGATCAAGAGCTAAATACGATTTGGCAGAGTGCGCTTAAATTTGGAGCTCGTATGACTAAACAACCAGGCTATGTTCCTCCAGCTCAATATGATCAACAAGATGAAAAACTCAAACCAAATGATTATTCCGATACTGGTCAAACTTATGCATTTGCTAACTATTGCCAAGACCGAGTCACTTACACCAACCAAACTGGTTTCATGTGGTTTGATGGCAAAGTCTGGCAAAAATCAGAGGCCCTAGCCTTAGGTGAAGTTTAACGCTTCACTGACAAACAGCTAGCTTATGCAGATAGCTTGGTTGCTACTACGGCCGCAAAAATTAAGAAGAACGGTGTTGCTCAAATGCTAAAGGTCATGAGCAAAGCTAAGGCCTACCAAGCGTTTAGCGAAGAACAAGTCGAAAGTTATGCTGAGTATGAAGCGGCTAAGCAATTCCGGGATTTTGTTATTAAAGAACGCAGTGTACGTGGAATTGCTGGGTGTTTGGGTAACTCACGTCCCAAACTTGTCCGTGAAATTAATGACTTTGACGCTAATCCTTTTTTACTCAACACGCCGACCGGTCCCTACAATTTAAAAAAAGGCATCACCGGTAAACAAGGCATCAATGCAGATGAACTAATTACTAAAATGACCGGCTTCTCTCCAAGTAATAAAGGTACTGAAATTTGGCAAGAAGCTCTAAATACATTCTTTTGTAATGACCAAGCACTGATTGATTATGTTCAAGAAATTGTCGGGCTGGTGGCAATTGGCCAAGTTTTCCTCGAAGCACTCATCATTGCTTATGGAGATGGTCGCAACGGGAAGTCTACCTTTTGGAATACTATCGCTAACGTCATAGGTTCTTATACCGGCCACCTCTCGGCTGATACTTTAACTGTTGGCGTCCGCCGCAATGTTAAACCTGAAATGGCCGAAGTTAAAGGTAAGCGACTCATTATCTCTGCTGAGCTAGAAGAAGGTAAACGACTCAACACCTCAACCATCAAACAACTCTGCTCGACTGATGAAATCTATGCTGAAAAGAAATATATGAAGCCCTTCTCTTTTATTCCTAGCCATACTTTGGTTCTTTACACCAACTATCTTCCTAAAGTTGGTGGTAATGATGATGGAATTTGGCGGCGCCTAATCGTCATTCCTTTTAAAGCTAAAATCGCTGGTAAGAGTGATATTAAAAACTATACCGATTACCTGACCAAAAATGCCGGGGAAGCGGTTATGCAATGGATTATTGAGGGTGCTCAAAAAATTATCGCCGCAGATTACTAGCCTACTGTCCCTCCTGTCGTCCAGGATGCCATTAAGGCTTACCATGCTGAAAATGACTGGCTAGGACACTTCTTAGAAGAGTGCTGTGAAACTGATCCAAGCTATTCTGAAAAATCCGGTGAGTTCTATAACGAATATCGGCTTTACTGTCAACGTCAAGGGGAGTACATCAGAAATAGTGCGGACTTTTATACAGCTCTAAGCCTTGCTGGGTTTGGGCGGAAACGGTCTAATAATGGTCGTTTTATCACCGGTGTTCGTTTAAAAAATCCTGATTTTGACTTTCTAGCTTAGTGGGAGGTGTCACGGAGGCGTCACTCATCAGATGTTAAAAATCCTATTATATCAAGGGTTATTCTTTTCTGTGACACCTCTGACACCTCTTTACTAATAAGTATATAAAGAAAAAAGTAAAAAAATAGTATAGGGAAGTATAGGTAACCAGCTGACAGAGGTGTCACAAACGCCCTCAACCCCTGATGTATCAACCGTTATCAGCTATCACCCTAGTGACACCTCCCTATCTTGGAGAAAAACATGCGTGAAAATAAAATTGAATCTACTTTTGTAACAGCCACCAAAAAACGTGGCGGATTGTGTTTAAAATTTGTTTCTCCTTCAATGGCTGGTGTGCCAGACCGTTTAGTGCTCCTACCAGGTGCCCATTTTGCCTTTGTGGAGATGAAAGCTCCAGGCAAACACCCCCGTCCACTACAAATTAATCGAATTAATCAACTACAACACTTAGGCTTTTTAGTCTATTGCTGTAATAACCTAGAACAAATCGGAGGAATACTTGATGAAATACAATCCTCATAATTATCAACAATATGCTACTAACTTCATCATTAATCACCCTGTTGCGGCTATTCTACTTGATATGGGACTTGGTAAAAGTGTAATTACCTTAACCGCCATTAATGACCTTATCTATAACCGCTTTGAAGTAAATCGCGTCTTAGTTATTGCGCCTTTGCGGGTAGCTAAAAATACTTGGCCCGAAGAAATCAAAAAATGGGACCATTTGAAGCACCTTACCTACTCGGTGGTAACTGGTTCTAAGCAACAACGCTTAGACGCACTTCAAAAAGATGTTAACTTGCACATTATCAACCGTGAGAATTTGAAATGGCTAATTGAAGATTCGGGCTATCCATTTTGTTACGACATGATTGTGATTGATGAATTATCAAGTTTTAAGTCCTATCAGTCACAACGATTTAAATGTCTCAAGAAAGTTCGCCCTCAAGTTAAACGAATCGTTGGTTTGACTGGTACCCCATCATCAAATGGTTTAATGGACCTTTGGGCTGAATTTCGAGTCCTTGATATGGGCCAGCGCTTAGGCCGTTACATCAGTCACTATCGCATGACCTACTTTGATCCCGACAAACGCAATCAGCATATGGTTTTTACCTATAAACCTAAACTTGGGGCAGAAGAACAAATTTATCAACAAATTAGTGACATTACCATCTCCATGAAATCCAAAGATTACCTAAAGTTGCCACCGCTCACATTAAACACAGTAAAGGTTCAACTTTCTGAAAAGGAATCAGGTATCTACAATACCATGCGTGAACAGTTAGTTGTCGCTACCCAAGGTAAACAAATCGACGCCTTAAACGCGGCCTCCCTTTCTAATAAGCTTTCGCAAATGGCAAATGGTGTCGTCTACGATAGCCATAAGAACGAAGTCTTAATTCACGAACGCCAACTCGATGCTCTAGAAGATTTAATCGAAGCTGCCAATGGTAAACCGGTCTTGATTGCTTACTGGTTCAAGCATGACTTGGAAAAAATCAAGCAGCGCTTCAATATTCGTGAAATTAAAACTAATCAGAATATCACGGACTGGAACCAAGGGAAGATTCCAATTGGTGTTATTCATCCGGCTTCGGCTGGTCATGGCCTAACCCTACAAGCTGGTGGCTCGACTTTAATCTGGTATGGATTAACCTGGAGCCTGGAACTTTACCAACAAACTAATGCCCGGCTCTGGCGACAAGGCCAAACTAATCCAGTCGTAATTCATCATATTATCACCCAAGACACGATTGATGAAGATATTCTCGCTGCTTTAAAACGTAAAGATAAAACTCAAACGGCTTTAATTAACGCTGTTAAAGCAAACTTGAAAGGAGTGGTTAAACAATGAGCAATGTTATATGGAACTACCTCGATAAACGTGAAGCTACGGTCTCTGCACTTAAGGACTATCATGATATGCAGTTCATTATTGATGACCATCAAAATCAAGTTCACAAGATTAAAGAAAAAATGATCCACCTACAATCGCCAAATGTTGGTAGTCTTCCTGGTGGAACGTTTAATGATAATGCTACTGAATCTCGTCTAATCTCTAACATCACTAAACTGGACAAAGTCAATGAACGTTACCAAGTAGCTCGTGATTACTTTGAATGGTTTGAACCAGCGTGGCAACAACTTACTGATGAAGAACAGTTTATCTTAGACTCCTGTTATCGTGTTCCTAACCAGTCCCTCAATCAAGGGCTTACTCTCTTGATGAATAAATACTTCATTGCCAAGACGACAGCCTACAACAAGAAGAACAAGGCCTTGGACCACTTGACACTTTTACTTTATGGCAGCCATCACTAGATTGCTTTAAGTTGAACAAAGGTATGAAAAAGTATATAATTAACATACCAAATATAGAAAGGTGGCATCAAATATGAGTACTACCACATATAAATCACAAAATAAACTAGTCCAACTAAAACTTCCTGTTGAAGTCAAAGACAAGTTAGATGAAATTTTTGCTAAGGACGGTACTACTACTCCTCAAGCACTTAAAATGATTGCTACTCAAATTGCTAACCGTGGCTTCTCACCTTTTACTACGGTCCAATATGAACAATACAGTGAGCCTGTCAGTGAAGAGATTAAAACTAAACTTCGCGAAGATGAATTAAAAGTGATCGGGTATCTACCTGATGACGCTGATGTTTTTGATGATGAAGAAAGTCTTAAACAGGCTTTTGAAGATAACTTAAAGTAAACTTATGAGATATCAAGTAAAAATTAGTAAAGGATTCTGGGAGAGTGCAAAAAAACTCAAGCAAAAGTATACTAACGAAGAGTTTAGTGATATTATTGAGGAGATTCGTGAATCCATCATCTTGCTGGCAAATGATGGTAGGCTCCCAGAAGAATATCAAGACCATATTTTAAGACGGAGTCCTTATCTCAATCATCATGAATACCATTTATATGATGATGACGTTCTTGTAATATACGTTCGAAACGAGAATCATTTGTATCTTCGCTTCGTTGAAGTAACTGATCATGCAACTTTAAACAAAAACAGTAACTAATTAAGAAGGTAAAATCGTGAACACATTTCTAAATTCACGGTGCTATACTAGTAGTGTAAAGTAGTAAAACAAAAATTGAATTTCCTAACTAAGCCTGGTGGTTTCTAACCGCTGGGCTTTTGTTATGGGTTCAGAAAGGAGAAAAAATCATGCCCTACTCACCTAAGAAACCTTGTCGTTATCCTGGTTGTGTAGAACTAACCCACCAAACTTACTGCGAACAACATGCTAAGTTAGTCACTAAGAACTACGACAAGTATCAACGTCCAACTCGTACCAAGAAAAGTTATGGTCGAACTTGGCAACGAGCTCGTAACCATTACATTCAACGCCATCCCTTTTGTGAGATGTGCCTGCGGTCGGAACGTTACATCCAAGCCACCGAGGTCCATCACGTCTTACCTATCTCTCAAGGTGGCACCAATGCCCAAGACAACCTGATGTCACTATGCAAACCATGCCACTCAAGAATCACGTCAGAAATGGACGACCGCTGGCATCACCGCCCACAAACCTATCATTACTGATGGGAGGGGCGGTCAAAATCGCTTAACACAGGCGCCGCAGGAACGGAGGTGGGCCTTCGTGTACAAAAATTCAAATTCAAACAGGGTATTAACCCCTACTCGGTCAGCAACATTAAGGAGGTAAATTTTTATTTATGGCTAAGGATGGAACTAATCGTGGTGGTGCACGAGTTGGTGCTGGTCGCAAGTCCAAAGCCTTAGCCGATAAAGTTACTGAAGGTAAAACTGGGCTTATTGTCGACCTGCCAACTCCTGCTTCCTTAGAAGGAAGAGAGATGCCACCCGTTAAAGATTATTTAAAAGCGAAACAGAAAAATGGTAAAAGCCTAAAAGCAGCTGATATTTTTGAAGATACCTGGAAATGGCTCATGGAACGCGGTTGTGAAAACTTAGTTAATACGCAGCTAATTGAACAATACGCCATGAGTGTTAGCCGGTGGATCCAATGCGAGGAATGCATTTCTGAATACGGTTTTCTCGCTCGTCACCCGACTACTGGTAATGCCATTGCTTCACCTTACGTTTCTATGAGTCGCGATTACATGAAACAATCCAGTCAACTCTGGTTTCAAATTTTCCAGGTCGTTAAAGAAAATAATGCAACGACTTATCAAGGCAATACCCCACAAGATGATGTTATGGAACGACTTTTACGCCCCAGGAAAGGAATGAACTGATGGAATTTGCAAAGAAAAAACTCACCGATTTAATTCCAGCCGACTATAATCCGCGCAAAGATTTAAAACCGGGTGATTCAGAATATGAAAAGCTCAAGCGTTCACTTAATGAATTCGGCTACGTTGAACCAATTATTTGGAATAAACAGACTGGCAATGTGGTCGGTGGTCACCAACGTTTGAAAGTCCTTAAAGCAGACGGTATAAAAAAAGTCGATTGCGTGGTAATTGATTTTGATGAAGAAAAAGAAAAGGCGCTCAACGTTGCCCTCAATAAAATCAGTGGTGATTGGGATAACGATAAGTTGGGACTCTTAATTACTGACCTTCAAGCCGCCGACTTTGATGTGTCCTTAACCGGTTTTGATGAGTCTGAAATTGCTGACTTGTTAGATAATAATGATGAAGCTCAAGATGATAACTTTGATGTCGATAGTGAGTTAGACAAACCTACTTTTTCCAAAGCCGGTGATCTTTGGCACCTGGGTAAACACACTTTACTCTGCGGTGATTCAACTAAATCAGAGTCCTATCAAAGACTCCTCGGCAACCATAAGGTTAACCTCGTCTTAACTGACCCGCCTTATAACGTTGACTATCAAGGCAATGCCGGTAAGATTAAAAATGATCATCAAGATAACGACCAATTTTATCAATTCTTATTAGACTCATTTCGTTGTATGTACGATTCAATGGCTGATGATGCCAGCATCTATGTTTTCCATGCCGATACTGAAGGCCTAAACTTCCGGAAAGCATTTCAAGATGCTGGTTTTTATTTATCCGGCTGTTGCATTTGGAAAAAGCAATCTTTAGTCTTGGGTCGCTCACCTTACCAATGGCAACACGAACCGATCCTTTATGGCTGGAAAAAGAAAGG